CAGCTTAGTTTGTATCTTTCGCAACGAATCAACAACAACTGGTGAGTTCGATCTTGGGTCAGTAGTGGGATTTTACCTTCCACAGTGTATTTTCACATCACTTACAAAAGCTGATAAAGACGGAGTTTTAACCCGCCCTGCAGAGTTCCAAGCTAACACTGGGACAACCGGAGATCTAACAGAAATCTTTGTAGGTTTTTGTTAATCATATCCTTTGAATGAAGTGTCCTAGTGTCGTATGATATTAGGACATTCGTTCAAAGGAAACATTATGATAGTAGTATCGAGTTTAAAAAAGCTTGTTAAATTTAAAATTGGTGAATTAGTATTCCACGCCAAACCATTATCTTACATTCAAAGAGCAGAGCTTGCTTCACTTACAAACCAAGTAGGGAAAGATCCAGTTGTTAACCTAATTGAGTCCCAGGCTTATCTTATAAAGCACACGCTAAAAGCTTGTGAGGGTCTTAAAGATGAGGACGGGAAAGATTACGAGTTTGGATTTGAAGGTGACTCTCTTACCGATGATTGTGTAAGTGAATTATTCTCTATTGAGCCAACCGCTTTAATGAGAGATGCCCTTGCAGGCCTTGCCATGCCCTTAAAGAATGGGAAGATTACCAATATCTACACCCAGGAAGATCTTGAAGGCGTTGAGATAGTAAGAGAAAAAAGCTCTGTAAAGTAATAGGCCCATACCATGAAATATGGGGGCCTTATTCTGAAGCTATTAGGCAATATAATAGCGTTACCGACCAAGAATATATCTGCTTAGTGGCTTCTGTTGAAGCATCATTTGATAGTAAGTGGAGTTGCTATCACTGTAAGAAAACATATGATCGTTATGATGGGCCTAAGAAAGATCGGGCATTGCGGAATATGTTTACTAAAAAGAGCTGCTCCGGTGAAACCGAGAGAAATTATCAATTAGAAAACGTTAGGTTTAAAAAGTGCCCTGGTAATTACACTGATACCCAAGTCAGGTATTTGGTTGACTGGTTTATGATGTATGAGAAGGGCGTGATGCCCTTTGATGGCCCTATGGCAGATCAGCCTGCAAAGATAATAGAAATTTTTGAGTTAATACAATCTATTAGAGATGAGAAGGTGTTGCAGCAAGAAAAAGAAGACGCCATGGATGCGCGTCGTAATAATAGTAAATCTAGGTAAACTCTATTAAAATAATGAAATCAAGGAAAGATGATGGGAGATACTGTCAAGACTACCCTCACGCTAGACGCCAAGCAGGCAGAAAAAGCGTTAAGGGCACTTAGAATAGGCATTGGCGCGCTAGAGAAGGGCTTCGACAAGACCGACAAACAGGCGACCAAGAGCACTAAGAAAATGAAGAAGGGGCTTGATAGCACCCGCTCTTCAGCTAAAAAACTAGGTGCCACTCTTGCTGGTGTCTTTGGGGCTGCTGTTGCATTCAAGGGGCTCCAACTATTAACTAGAGGGTTTATAAGCGCCTCAAAAGAAGCGTTAGAATTTTCCAAAGCAATAGCTGAAGTTAATTCGATCCTTCCCAAAAATGAAAAACTTACAGCAAAGTCTACGCAAGCATTTATAGATTTCTCTTCTGCTTTCAGTGGTGATGCACAGACCCAAGCGAAAGCATTTTATGCGATTGTTTCAGCGGGTATTAAAACTACAGCGGCCCAATTAGAAGTATTAAAAGCTGCCAACCTTGCTGCTACTGCTGGCCTTGTTGATATAGACACCTCTGCTAAGGCATTAGTGTCTACAATGAATGCTTACTCGCAATCTGGGCTCACAGCTAAACAGTCTAGTGATGCTCTTTTTGTTGCCGTAAGGGAGGGCCAAACAACCTTTGGGCAACTCGCAAACACTATAGGCGTGGTCGCCCCAATCGCAGCAGCTGCCAATGTAAGGTTTGACGAATTGGCCGGGACACTGGCCGCGATTACCAAGGGTGGTATCTCTACAGACATCGCAGTAACAGGATTAAAGGCAATTCTTACAACTGTCATTAAGCCTGCCAAGGAGACTGCGGATGCTGCAAAACGAATGGGTCTTGATTTCAGTATCGCTGCTATCGAGTCAAAAGGGTTTGCAGGATTTCTCAAAAGCGTGGCCGAAGCGACAGGTGGCAGTACTGAAAAACTTGCAAAGCTGTTCCCTAACGTAAGAGCTCTTGGCCCAATATTAAAAGTTGTAGCAGGAGACTTCGAGGACTTTGAAAGGATACTTGGAGAGACGGCGAAAACATTAGATGTTAATTCCAATGCTACAGCAGATGCATTCAAAGTCATATCCCAATCAGCAGCGTTCCAACTGGAACGGCTTCAACAAGAATTAGCTAACTTGCCTCAGGCATTCTTTGTTAACTTTGAACAGCCAATAGCTTTTGGGCTTAAGGCCATCAGGGAGTTTGTCGGGGGCAATGGCTTACTCCTTGTTGCTGACGCTGTAGACATAGCGGTTAAAACCTTTGCTTTTTTTACAAGCTCTCTATCGAGTGTTTCGAACACTTTAGATGCTATGGGGTTTGTTATTGACGGTGTTTCTATCTCAGTAAAAGAGATGGCTATATCTTACAACGAAGCCCTTGCAGCTATACTCAGGTTCACTGGCGGGCGGGAAGAGATTATAAAAAGCGCAGATGATGCTGTTGCCGCTAATGAGCGAGAAATAGCCTCCCTTAAAGAGGCAAGAAAGCAGACACAGCTAGATGTTGCAGAGAGGATTAGCGCACAAAACAAACTAGAGGAGACGATAGACCAATTCCAAACTAAACTACAGGAGAGCAGGCAAAAAGAAGTAGAACAAAATCAAACGACAACGCAGACAATATTAGAAAGAGATATCGAGTTCTATGCACAAAGAACCCAAATAGCAGTGGCAGGGACAACCGCAAAGAATGAGCAGTTGACAGCAATAGAGCTAGAAAGACAAGAAATAGAAAGACTCCAGCTAGAAGACGCGAAACTTGCCGAGCAGGAGAGGAAAGATCTTGCCCAAGCTGAAAAAGAAGTTGAGGCAAGCACTGAGCTTCAAAGAATCTCTGATAATCTTGGCAGGCAAGAAACCATTAGAATGCAGGCTGAGCAGATAAGGCTTAAAAGAGAAAAGAAGTTCACCCAAGCTAGAAAGAAAAGACAAGCTGCTCAAGAGAAGTCAGAAAAGAATTCAATATTTAGAATACAGAAATTCAGAGAGCTAACTAATAAGCAACGTCTTGCTAATTTGCAAACGACATTGGGAAACATTTCAACACTCACTCAGAGCTCTAACAAAACTTTATTCGCTCTTGGTAAGGCAGCGGCAATCGCACAGGCCGTGGTGAAGGGAGCTTTAGCAGTGCAGACCGCTCTGTCAAGCGTGCCTCCGCCGTTTTCCTTTGCCGTGGCAGCAGCTACAGGCATCGCAGCCGCTATAAATGTTCAAAAGATTGCATCACAAAAACCCCCTAGCTCTGGTGGATTTCAGGACGGTGGTATAGTTGGTGGACCAATATCAAACGCTGACAATAGGCAGATATCTGTTGCAGGCGGTGAAGCTGTGTTAAACAGAAGACAACAAACTAACTTATTTAACTCTCTTAACAGGGGTGAAGTATCTAGTGGTTCTAATATAACCGTGAACATTGAATCTCTAACAGGTGATATACCAGAGACCACAGTTGACGGCATGATCTCAGCAATAAATGACAGAATAGACTTCGGTAACGCGGAGCTAAGGACTTAATATGAGCGGCAGCAGAGGTGCATACAAGGGCGGGATAAGTGAGCTAAATGAGTATTGGATATGGTATGACATGAAAAGAAGATGCCTGGACGAAAAGCGACCTGAATACTACAGGTACGGGGGCAGGGGAATAGATATATGCGAAGACTGGCTGATCTTCGAGATCTTCCTCCACGACATGGGGTTTCGACCAGAGGGGGATTACTCGCTTGAGCGGGTCAACAATGATAAAGGCTATTCCAAAGAGAACTGCAAATGGGCCACGAGAAGGGAGCAAGCATTAAATAGGCGCCCCTATGGGAAAGTAAAAGAAAAGTATATTAACCCTCAGCGTAACAAGTTTATGGTCCAGAAAAGAATCGACGGCGTGCTTAAGTTCTTTGGGAGATTTAAAAAATTAGAGGACGCGATAAAAAGAAGAGATGAATTATTTGGAGGTGTTTCTTGAATTACGTGCCCAAGCTCATATACACACATCCAGTAGACGGTTCTACTACAATAACCCTAACACTCCCACCAGAGGGTGACTTCTTCCCAGAAGACAAACTAGGCGTAGGGAAATTATCCAAGTCAAATAACGGAACGAAGCAATTTCAATATAATTACACTGAAGAAAGAAATAAGATACAACTTACATTTCTAACTGAGACAGAAATAACTGCACTTAGAAAGCTGTATGAAGATCATGCACTGAAAGGCGGGTCTTTTGATTACTATGAGTCGGAAGATGAGGTCACTTTTATAACGGTTACTCTAAGAGATAAGAAATTCAACCCAAGAAGGCTTGTAAAAGAAACTACAGGCTTCATATATGACTTAGTGCTAGATATTGAGAGGACTATTTGACGTACGAAACAGAGCTTTTAAATAAAGAGTTTCAATTAAATATCGTTATCAAGATAGGCGCAGAATATTATTCTCAATATCAAGTAGACTCGGGTCTTACTATCGACGCCGATAAACTTGGCACTGTGATGAATGTAAGATTAAACCCTGACACTGTAGATATTAGAAACGTAAAAACAACCCTCCCAAGTGTTTCATTTTCACTGCTAGATAAAGACGCTGTGATCTCTTCCCAGGTAATGACAGATATTACCAACTGGATGAATGAAACATGTATTGTGTATGTGGGATTCATCACAACAGCAGGCTTTGCATTTGCTGACTATAAAAAACTAGCCGATACAAGAATTAAATCAATAAGAAAAGTGGCCAACCAATACGCCATTTCTGCAAAAGATATTACTACCCTTGTTACCGCCCCTTCTTTTCAGGTTAGGTCCACTTTAGACGGGGGGATCTCAGCCGTAGATACTACGGTATCCTTGACAGATGCGACTGATTTCCCCTCTTCTTCCACAGTTGGCAATAACACTGTCTTGTTAAAAATAAATGACGAGTTTTTGAAGTGGACAGGGAAATCACTGGAAGATTTAACAGGCGCTACAAGGGCAGATCTTTCTTCAACCGCAGATGCACATAGTGACGACGACGAGGTTTTTCTTGTAACAGAGGTCGAAGATAATCCACTAACTATATTGCTTCAAATATTACTCTCTACAGATGGGAGTGGCACTAACCATGCTACTTATGATGTTTTAGAACATGGTGGCCTCGGGATTGATGCTGCGTTGGTGGATGTTCCAGGCATTGAATCCATAAGAGATGTTAACTTTTCAACTGATTCATTTAGATTATGGCTTTACGATATAGACGACACGCTGAAGTATCTTGAAAAAGAAATCATGGCCGCTACAAATACAAGAATAATTGTTAAGGATTCTTTAATTTCCCTATCGCTATTAGACCAAGTCGATTTTGGAGCGAGTGTCCCAAATTTAAATGAAGACGATATCGTGGGAAACCCCACATGGAAGCTTGATTCTAACAGGGTTGTTAACAAAATAAAGGTTAACTGGGCATGGTCTGAAGGTCTTAAGAAATATACCCGAGTATCTGAGTCTCAAGATGATGACTCGATAACTGACTACGGTGAATCCAAGGCACTGACTTTTAATTTTAAAGGGGTCCAAGCTGACATAGGAGGCTCTGCAATCGTCTCTAGCAGAGCTGCAAGATTATTGGCACGTTTGGCAACACCACGGGCAACAGTGCAGGCTACAGCTCATTTTAAGCAGTCTGACCACAATGTGGGTGACGATGTTCTAGTCACTCATAGATATTTACCACAACAAGGTGCATCACTTGGCATGAGTGATCAAATGGAGATTATGTCTAGGGCCATAGACTTTAATACTGGGCTTGTAAGATATAAATTAGAATTCACTTCCTACCACGGAATACGATTAGGCCTTATCGCCCCTTCACCAAATATTTCAACAATAGTAAGTCAGTCAATTATAACCGTGCCTGACGGTGCGTGTTATGAGGTTGGTTACAAGGTTAGACTGTGGGATTACACGGCTCAAACATA